GATAGCAGGCGCACGTTGGATTCGTCGGTGCCGCCTGCGGTGTAGTGGATGATCAGGCGTCGGACCTTGTTTCCTTGCCTGGATGAGTAGTTCTTTGTGGGCACGCTGCGGGCGCATAGTGGCGAGAAAGTCATTTGGTGTCTCCTTGCTGGTTGAGCGGGGGTCGAGTGTTGGTGCGGTTAGCGATCGCGTCAAGGGCATCACGCATCTGGGCAGGAATCGGTAGCCCAAGCCGGGTCGCGTTTTCCAACAGGCTGATGCCTTCGTTAGACAGGTAGAAGAAGATGGTCGCGGTGCGTAGCACGCCCGGCGTGCCGAGTACGTGGCTGTCGAGCATGTGGGCCAGGCCGACGAACGCGAAGATCACCATTTTTCGGCTTATCCCTTTGAACCCGATTGATGAGGACAGGCGTTTTTCGGTGATGGCTGCTAGTACTCCGGTTATGTAGTCGGCGATGACGAAAGCGGTCAGGGCGATGATCAGCCCGTCTGCCCCGCCCAGCCAGGCACCTAGCCAGGCCCCGATCGCGGTGAACACGGATTGGATGGCCGCCCAGATGGTTTTCACGGACATGGGTTGTGCTCCTTTCTCGGGGCAACAAAAATGCGCCACCACCCTTGGCGGGTAGCGACGCAGAAACTTTCGATCTATTGGGGTTGGTTAAAGGCTGGGGTCGGTGAGGACTTCGAGGATCGGCACCGTCAAATCCAACACGTGCGACTCCGGCTCGATTAGTTCAGGAGTCTGCTCTTCGACGGTGGTTGCTGGCGGGGTCTCGGTTGGGTCGGACGGGATCGGGATAATGGCGTGTTCACTCATGATTGTTCCTTGCTGGTTGTGATGGCGTCATACAAGGCTGCATACGCGTCCGCTGCTGCTCCGGTCAGGGGCTGGTCATAGGTGTCGAGCAGGTCGAGGATGTCGTTGGCGTGCCCGTCATAGGTGGGGCCTTCAACCTCAACCCGTGACGTCAACAACTGGTTGCGGGCCTCGAGAAACTCAGCCGCCTTGTGGGGGTCGGCAAGGTTGAACGATCCGGTGGCATCAAAGACGGGTTCGCCTTGATCGTTGAGGACCGCATATTCACTGACGAGGGCGTATTCGTCCTCACCGAATCTGAGATTGGCTTGCCTAACCAGGTCGAGCAGTTTGGTTCTTGCCCTGGACTGGGCAGCCTTGAGCGGCATGCCTGCTAGCAGGTCAATAACGGGCTGCAGGTCGGTGTTTGCGAGCGTGATCCGCATGAAATAGGTTCCCTTTCGTTAGGACAGGCTGGTGGACATGGCTGATAGGCCGGTATTGGAGTAGTTGGACCACGTGATATTGGAGCCTGACCCAGATATTGAGGTGATCCAGCCGTAGTTCAAGCGCCGGATCAGTTCGTTGACCCGGCTCATGAGGTCTTTGAGACGATCGAACACGCGACTCATGTTGTAGAACGACCCGTTCGAGACGAGCATCACGTCATAGGTGTGGAAAGCGATCTTCGACAGCCCCGTGGGGCCGACCCAGCCCGGATGAGTGCCTCGACCCGAGAGCGCCACGTCTTGCAATGTCACATAGCGCGACCCAGTCGTGTAGAACTTGTAGCCACCAGTGCGCAGGTCAGAGCCCAGATGAATCCCTGCTTTACCGTAGAACTTGCCCTTCGGATCAAGCGTGAAACAGGTGAAGTAGTCCCCGCCTGACGCACTCTGGTAGGTCCAGGCCACATAGTCACCCCGATACGCGAGCTGATTGACGATGCCTTGCACATCGGGCTTGTCCTTGTGGGCACGACGGGCGAACTCGCCGATGTAGCGGGTGCCGTACCAAAACTGCATCCCAGCGCTGGTGATTTTTCCTTCCAGCGTGGAGCCGTTGTACCAGGTGATCTGGGTCGGTGAAATCCTGATCGACTGAGTCCAGCCCGCCAGCCCGACTTGGATCGCGTTCGTGGCGAGCTTGTCAGCCGTGATGGTTCTGGCACCAATCCGCGCCGCACTCAAAACGCCAGTGGTGATTTTGGCGGCATCAAGGTTAGCGATCTTCGCGTTCGTGACCGCAGCGTTAGCGATCATCGCGTTGGTGATAAACCCGTTCGCGATCGTCAACTTGTCAGAAGTGATAGACCCGGCAGCGATCCTGGCAGCCGCCAAATACCCGGTCGTGATCTTGGCAGCCGACAAGCTAGCGATCTTCGCATCCGTGATCGCCGCGTTAGCGATCATCGCGTTGGTGATGAATCCGTTGGCGATCGTGAGCTTGTCGGAGGTGATACTGCCTGCTGCGATCCTGGCAGCCGCCAAATACCCGGTCGTGATCTTGGCAGCCGACAGGCTGGCGATTTTTGCGTCCGTGATCGCGGCGTTGGCGATCGCTGCGGTGGTGATGGCGGCGTTATCAATGCTGGTTTGCCCGGTGATGTGGATGCGTTTGCCGTCGATCAGGATGGTTTCTGGGGACAGGTTGATCTGGGAAATGATCTCGCCTGATTTCACGCGCAGGTTCACATCAGTAGTCAACATCGATATTGATGAGGACAACGTTTTGTCCGCATCTGTGAGTTGGACGACCCATGCCTGGCTATCATCGCGGGTCTTTGACGCTAGGGTGTAGGCATCGTCCGCACGAGTTTTCGCCTGACTAATCAGCCCCTCACTTGCCGTAACCTTGGCAGCGGTCTGTGTCACCTCCTGCTGAACCTGCTCGGCTGTGCTCTGAGCACTCGAGGCTGCCTGGCGTGCCTGCCCCAGTTCAACCTCTACGCCTGACATTCGAGCGGTCACGGCATCGGCGGTAGCTTGGGCTTGGTCGGCGGCTTGCTGTGCCGCGTCCACTTCCAGGCGTGCGGCGGCCAGCTCAGCCGTGACCTGGGCATGGTTCAAGTCAGTGGCGAGCGCGACCCAGCCGGGTTGGCCGGTGTCAGTGATCTGGTAGACCCAAATCTCGGTCGTTTCACCATCGGTTTTGAACCACGTATCACCAAGGCATACCGTGGCAGGTTGGGTCGGCCCGTAGTGGTTGGTCGTTTTGCCGTCAGCTGATGCGAGTGCCACACCAGCAAGGTCGTGGGCTACCTCAGCCACGTCCAATACGGACGTGATCTGGCGGGTGATGGAGGTGAACTTCGCGGCCACCGACCCCAACTCCACCGACACGTATACCTGCCGGAGCGGATCGAAGTCATAGCCGACCACCCGAGCGGTCAAACCGACACCAAGATCAGCGTGGCGCACGGTTACCGTGTCTCCCAGCAGCACAGTTTCTAGCTGTGCGAAATCGGCATATTCGGTGGTGGAGGCGAGCTCGACGAACGACACTTTGTAGGTGGCGACAGGCTCATCAACACGGGCACGGGCGTATTCGGCGGCGGCCGCTTCGCGCAACAGTTCGTGGGCTTGTTTGAGTGGCACTTCGTCTTCGCGGGGACGCTCCGGGTCTTTGATCGCCTTAATGTGCGGGTAGCGGATCACCTTGATACGCGGCGTGACAAACGAGGCGAGCTTGGGCGAGTCGACGTAGAGTTCTGGCAGGGTGATCCCGTCATAGCCCACCGGCACAATCCGGGTCACCACACTGGACAGGTCAATATCGGACTGGTAGCCGGTCAGATTCTTCCGGTCGCGGATCACCACATCCCGATCTGCCCCACGCCGAGCCCCGTGGTGGATATGCCAGTTATCGCGGGTGATCTCGCCACCCCAACGCGACACAAACGAGTTATCCACGCCCGAATCCACAAGAGCTGCTGCCAGCGGCATTCGCACAATCCGAGCACTCGCCCTGGTCGCCGTATCGGAACTGGTCGCAGTGAACCTGTGACGCGTGGTCGCTGCATCAAGCATCTGGTCGAGGGCAGCTTTAGCGGTCTTGTTCACCACATAGGTGTCGGCGATGAAATTGCCCGCCAAGTCATAGAACACATGAAAAGCAGTGATCTCGAGTAGTCCGTCCAGGGTCGTGGAAACCTCGTGGATACGAAACCCTTGACGCATCGTCGCACCCGGTATTGGCGCGGCAATAATCGCCTCAAGACTCAGCTTGTCTGCTAGTGGCCCGTCAGCCGGATACGTCAGCGTGAGCACGTACTGGCCGCCGAGCTCTTCACTGACCGCTGCCTCGATAATCTCGGGGTCGAGGACGCCCAGCCCGGTTGCAGTGAAATTAGTAGCCGCACGGTCGTGAACAGTCAGCATTGCGGGCCGGTTCCTTTCCGAAACAAGAAAGCCCACGACCAAAGATCGCAGGCATGAAACAGATACTGGTTAGGGGTTTCGCCAGTTCCCCGTAACTTCGATCTTCGAGATGCCGGTGCCGAGCGTGAACCGGTTAACCCCTGGAACTAGTAGCGGAAACTCGCCCGTGAGCGCGTCGGTTTGGACACGACCCGCGACGTGGGCGACGAGCCGGGCGCTATCGAGTGTGACCTGCCCTGATGGGGATGCCACCCGATACCGCACACCATTGATCGTCAGGGTGAGCGTGCCCGTGCCATAGGCAGTGATGATCGGCGCGGAATCGAGCAGGCCAGGGTTAGCAATGGAACCCGAGGCACTCAGCGTGTGCTTGACGAGGCCACTGTCGAGGTAAGCGAACGGTTCGCAGACGAGTTCAGCCTCGAAGAATCCCCACGACGCCAGTTCTCGTCGCAGCGGGCTGATCGTGGCGTGTTTGATGTTGCGGAACACTCCCGGTTCACCCGACAGGCCGATCGTCGATGCGTCCATCAACGCAACAGCCGCTTGCTGATAGGCGTACTGGGATTGTTTGACGGCCAGCGGCAGTGTCAGCACCGTGTCGCGCCAACCACTCAGGCGGGTGAGGGTGCCTGCTCGGCCTGCCACCTCAATATCGTCCACCACCGGCTCGGCTAGTGGGATCTCCACTAGACCTGCCAGTCGTAGCCCGAGACTGGCGGAAGTGGTGGTGTGGTCGAGAATGAAACTACGCATCACACGCCTCCTGCCGTCAACACGCTGTGGTGACTACTCAGACGTGCTAGTTGGCGGTTCAGGCCGGGAGCCAACTTGCCGACCAACGTGCCGTCGTTGAGTACCACCTTGATGTCCAAACCATCCAGCAGTCGTTTCGCTGTTTGGTCGACGATGCCCGCCACATCCACCCGATCATTCGTGCCGCCAGATTCCGCTGAACGATGCGTAGTCATCGACATGGGTGCCAGGTCCAGCTCGGGGATCCTTACCGGCTCGATGCTGGTAGTGATCGGCACATCGAGTCCGCTGACGAGGTCACTCATCGCATCCAGGGTGTCGCTAGCTACACCCTGGGCAGCCGTGACGGCACGCTTGCCTGTGGTGGTGATACCACCGGCAAGACCTCGGGTGAGCATGTCACCAATCCACGCCATCTCTTTCGAGGGCGAGTTGATGCCGAAGAAGCCGGTGATGCCGTCCCAAATACCGCCGATCCAGCCGGAGACTTGATCCCACAACCAGCCCGCCAAAGATTGGATACCGTTCCACAAGCCACGCACCAGATCCGCGCCAGCCGACGCCATTTGGCTGAACCCGCCACGCACCGCGCCGACAATGCCAGTGATGATCTGTGGAACCGCCGCCACAATCGTCGAAATAATCTGCGGCAGATTACGAACCATCGACGTCAGCAATTGCACCCCGGCCTGCACAAGCTGCGGGATCGCGCTACCGATCGCGGACACGATTGCCGAAATAATCTGCGGCAAGGCGGCAACGATCGTGGAGATAATCTGCGGGAGATTCTGAATCAACGCGGTCAACAACTGCACGCCTGCTTGGACGAGCTGCGGTAGCGCGGCCAGCAGTGTGGTGATGATGCCGGTAATGATCTGCGGTAACACGGTCACGATCGCAGTAATGATCTCCGGCAACGCCTGCACCAGCGAGGTCAGCAACGTGATCCCCGTGGTGATGATCTGCGGGATCGCACCAATCAGGAACTCGACGATCCCGGTAATAATCGCAGGCAGCGCCTCAATCAACACGGGCAACGCTTCCAGCAACCCCTGCGCCAAGCCCATGATGAGCTGCAACGCCGCCTCTAACAGCATCGGCAGGTTGTCTATCAGCCCCTGCACCAGCGCCATCAACATCTCGATCGCTGCCGGGATCAACTCCGGCAATGCCTCAGCGATACCCGTCACCAAGGTTGTAATCACCTGCAACGCGGCATCAAGTAGCAGCGGGAGAGCTTCGATGATCGCAGTAAGAAGCGCGGTCACGAGCTGGACGGCAGTCTCAGCCAAGCTCGGCAACACCTCGATGATGCCCTCAATCAAGGAGGCCAGGATCGACATGCCCGTCTCAATGACCACAGGTAGCTGCTCAGCAATAAACGCCAGGGCTTCTTGAAAAATGGTGCCGAACGTCTCGATCAGAGCAGGCGCGCCGCCCTCCTCGAACGCGGCCGTGAGTTCATCAACCCAACCGTTAACCATCGGCAACACGGTGCCAGCCAACGTGTCCGACAGCCCGGCAGCGAGAACGCCTTTCAGGTTGGAGACCCCGTCCTCTAAGGTGGCGAGCTGACCGGAGAAAGTTTGGGATTGGGCATCCATCGCCCCATAAAACCGGCCACCCTCGGCAGTCGCACTGGCGAACGCGTCAGCAACCATGTCTGCGCTGATCGCGCCCTTAGCCATTTCTTCTTTCAACTCGCCGATCGACTTACCCGTCTTACGGGAGATCTCTTCGAGCGGGTTGAACCCGGCATTGATCATCTGGTTCAGATCCTGACCAGTGAGCTTGCCCGTCGACGACATCTGCGCGAAAGCCAACGCGAGCGACTCAAGCTTCACCGCGTCACCTTGAGAGATGTCACCAAGCTGGCCAAGGCGTAGTTGTGCTTCCTCGGCGGAAATACCGAAGGCCATCAACGTTTGGGTGTTCTTGGCCAAGTCCTCCATACCGAACGGGGTGCGAGCAGCTTCAGCCTTCAAATCATTGACCAGGCTCTGGGCGGCTGCTTGATCGCCAAGCATCGTAGTGAAACTGGTGGTGTATTGCTCCATCCGGGCGTTGTACTCCACCCCGTCCCGCATCGCGCCAGCAAAACCTTTAGCCACCCCGGCCACCGCGTTAACGATGCCCTTCACGCCCGCGATGATCGCCTCAGAAGCAAGATTGGCTTTCAGAACGTCACCGAAGATCCTGGTCTTACCCGACGTATCATCCAACTCGCCGCCAAGATCATCGACCGCGTCCTCAAGCCTGCCAGTCTGACTGGCAGCGTCTTTCGCGTCATCGCCTGCATCATCAGCATGATTCGCGAACTGCCTGAGCGCATCGTTATTGTCCTCCAACTCCGCCTCCAGACCATTCAACGTGGCCTGGGCATTGTTGAGCTGGATCTGCCAATTCTTCGTGCGTGAATCGTTCTCCCCAAACGACGTGGCCGCGTTATCCAACGCCGCCCTGAGGGTCTCCACCTTCGAGCGCTGAGCGTCGATCTCTTTCGCCAGCACCTGGTTCTTCGCCGTCAGGGACGCTGCCGAGGTCTCGTTCTTCGCGAATGCCGACGCCGCGAGCTTCATCTCCGAGCCGAGCACCCGCATTTCACGGTTGATCTCGGTGATCGCGCGCTTAAACTCCCGCTCACCCTCCAAACCGATCTTCAAACCAAACGAGGAATCAGCCATTGGTCAGGTCACCTCCTAAGGGACAATTGATGCAAGCGGACTATCCGGGGATTAGGAGTGGGGCGATGAGCGAGATTGATTTCGACGTGAAGCAATTCGCTAGGCTGCTAGCGCGGTTGCCTGAACATCTGGAGATATCCGATGCGATGGAAGAAGCAGACCCACAAAAGAATGGCCGGTGGTGGACATCGCAGCGCGAGCACATGACGAGCTGGTTTGCCTCGCAGGCCACCCGTGGCTCTGGCTCATTCACGCGCCGAGAACCAAACCGGTCAGCGAAAATGACCTACAACCGTCTCCAACATCCGGAAGGGCTGGTCTGGATCGCAGAAGCCCTGGGCGCAGACCCCGCTCTCGTGCGCAAGGTTGCCCGCGACGCCCTCGACATCCCACGCCGCAGTCGCAGCGGTTTCGTCCGCAAACACATTCCCTGGAGCCTCATCGCCCAGCTTGCTAAGTCCCGGCTGGGATGATGTCGTCGATGAACCAGTGCCGTACTGGTTCTGCCCGGCCGGTGTCGATCAGCCAGCAATCCACCAGATCGAGAAGCTTTCCGAAGATCATGAGGTCGATCTCGGTCTGGCACAGGTTCAGGTGCGCCAGACCGATATAGGTCAACCTCGTGAACGTGGCGGCCGGGTTGGTGTTTATTCGTCCTTCGCCTGGTCTTTTGGGGCTGGCACGGTTTCGATTGCCCTGCGGGTACCGTGCTGCAAGGCTGCGGCGATGGCTCCCCGATACTCGGCTAGATCTGCTGGGACGGTGAGTAGCTCGACTGCATCCACTGTCAGCTCAGGCCGTTGATCATCAGGGTGTTGCAGGTTATGGATCGCTACCGACTGATTAGCCAGCAGGGTGATTAGCCAGATTACTTCACCAAGGGTGTGAGCAAAGTCCTCACTGGTCTCGAGGGCTTCGCCGAGGTTTTCTAGGCCACCGTAGCGGGCGGCGATTTCACGGGTGGCGCGCGTGGTCAACACAAGTTCATACTCGCTGCCACCGATCGAGACTACTGCTGGCGAGTCTGCCGTCTTCGTATTCGTAGTTTTATTGCTCATTATGCGCCTCCTACACCTGCCGTGTTGGCAGGTTCATAGACGGCGGTGTACCAGCCGGTGATGGTTTCTGGCTTGACGCCTTGCGCACCTTCGGTGACTTCGGCCTTCCACGGGTGGCGGCCCTTGCTGTCTGGCTTGTTTCGGCGCAGGATCGTGCCCTCAATCGTTGGGGTCGAGAACGTGATGCTGTCGGCCTTCGTCGCCAGCGTCGTGGTGGGTAGGGCGAACTTGACCCGGTACAGCCAGAAATACTGGTACTTGCCATTCGATCGGGCGGCACGGAAACCGATCGCCACCGGCGTCGTATTGTCCTCCGAAGTCGAGATCAACACGCCATTCGCATCGACGTGTGCGCCGGTCAGTGCGGCAGCTGCCTCAACACCGAGATCGTCAACGCCGAGGGTGAGCGTGCCCGACTTGAACTCCTTGACGATCTCGCTTGCACCGTCATCGGCGTACAGGATCGCTTCAGCAAGCTCCACCGATAGTTCGGCAGAGATCGCTTTCGCAAGCTGCGTGGGCTTGCTGTAGGTTTCCTCGCCAGTGGCAGGGTCTTCGGTGATGGTGGCGTAATAGAGCTTGTCTAGACCGATGGTGGCCATTATTTAGTGTCCTTCCAAAGTGTTGTAGGGGTTATGGGCAGCAAGATCGAGCCCGTAGTGGTGGTATTTGGTGTCGGCTTCGAATCCGACATATCTGCGTGCCGTGATCGTCAGGCCAGCCTCGAGTAGCGCGGTAGTGAGCCGGTCACGAACCTCGAGATAGTTGTTCTTGGTGAACAGGCCAAGGCGTACCTCCTCTACCTCGATGCCTGGTTGGTTGTCGGCGAACACGTCGAATAGGTCCGCCAAGGGCGTGGCCACCAGGTACGTGTCGGGTGCCGGTGTTGAAGTGAACAGGCCAACCTCAATCGGTAAACCAAGCCGGTCGGCAACCGTCGTGATGCGTTGCAGCAAAGGCGGGGTGGTCATGGTGCCACCTGGTTCATGCGGGCTACCAAGGTTTGTTTCATCGCTTCGGTAGCTGGCCGCCTGGTCTGGGATCGGGTTGGCGCTAGGAAGGGGCGTGCGGGCTGGTTGGATCGTCCGTGTTCGAGGACGTTGGCGATCAGCGCGTTGGAGCGTCCGTCGCGGCGGTTCTCAGCAAACCCGATCTTTACGTTGTGGTCGCCGCGTGAGTTCACTTTGGCTGTCGTTGTGCCCAGCGCGCCAAGGAGTTGCCCGGTGGAGCGCGAGGGCGCGGCCCCTTGGCCGATCGCGCCTGCCAGGTTCGCTCTCATCCGGGGCTCAACAATGCTGGCCCCTGCCTGCAGCACTTCCTCGGCGGCTGTATCAAGCATGGTGCTGGCGGCCTCGAGCGAATCTATGAACGTGGTCGGTAGTTTAATCTGCGCACGTGCCATGGTTAGCTCCCTTCAGGTGCGGATTGGTGGGCGAGGATTTCGATATACCTGCCGATAGTCTCTACGGTGTCGATCACGTATCTGCCGTCATGGGTGGCGATCTCCATCGCCTCCGTGACCTCAAGACCAGGTATGGCCCGGATGCGAAACAGGACGGTGGCTTTGGTGTAAGCGGCACGGTTGACCCACGCGGCCGACGCGTGCCGGGTTTCCCTATATGCCCGAACTGTTGCCATGATCTGGTCGGAGGCGGTGGTGAATCCGGCCTTATCTCGCACTGTCACTGGCGCGATGAGGTCGATGGTCTCCCGCATTGAGCCAATACCAGCCATAGTCGTTCACACCTTCCATTGGCGGTCGAGCCTGAGCAGGTTGTTGACGGCGTTCCACACGGCTTTCGCAGCCTCAGGCTTGTCGGCCCAGAACCCGGCGGTTGACCCGTCGCGGGATTCGTAGAAATGCGTCGCGAGCAAAATGACTGCCTGCCGTGTCGTCCCCGACATGGGTTCAGTGTCGTAGTAGGCGTCGGGTAGGTGTTGGTATGCGACGGCATAGGAGGTGGCAGCCCCCACCAGTGAACCGATCAACACATCGTCGTCATCGTGGGTGAGGATTAGGTTCGCCTTCACCTGTGCCACGAGTTCAGCCGTTGTTGTTGGTGTGGTCATGGGGTCTGCCACCTCCTTTCAGGTTAGGCTCCAGCTTTTTGAGTCAGAACCTTGACTGCTTCAGGTAGCACGAGTTTGCCGTCCAGGCGCTGGGAGGCGAGGAATCCGACCTGCCCGCTGGTAGCAAACAACTCGTTGAGTCGTTTGAAGGAGCGGCCTTGCCGGTCAGCGATCCAGTAGTAGCCAAGGTCACCGAACGCCACCGTCTTCGCCGACGCTTTGATCTCGGGCACGAACGCGGAGGTGTGAACCGGCTTGCCGAGGATCATGTCCGGGGCTCCTGCGGTGAGAGCTGGCTGCCACAAGTACTGGCCCTGGGTGTCCTTGAGCTTTCGCACCGTCTTCACGGTCGCGTCGTTCATCAACCACACCGCGTTCTTGCGGTACGGAGCCCGCAGCGAATAGTGCAGGTCGATCAGTTCGTCAGCACTAATGTCGGTCGGCTTGCCGGTGGTCACGCCCGGCTGTCCACCGCCAGCGGTGAAGATGCCGGTCGGCTGACCCGTGCCGGTGCCCACGAGGAATGCTTCTTCTTCGGCGGCACCAATCCGGCGAGCAAACTCGCCCGCCAAATAGCTCTCAACATCAAATGCCGCATCATTGAGCAGCTCCTCACTGATCTTGAGGAACGTGCCCAGCTTGAACGCCGATAGCGTCACCTGGCTGAATACCTCGTCGGACTCGGTGTAAGGCTTACCCTCATCAAGCCAGCCAGCGGTGCCATGAGTGGACACGACCGGAATCTTGCGATCCCCACTGGTCGTTTGGATCACCTTCGCCAGGGAACGCATGACGTTCTGGTCTGCCAGCGACTGCACGAGGGTGCGTTCGAACTCGTCCGGCACCAAATACCCACCCTCAGTATCCACACCCTCACTAAGGGCGTTGCGGACTTCGAGCGGTGAGGCGTTCAGGCGCATCGCGTCCCAAAACGCGCGCTTGTACGAGGCCGATGCGCGGCCGGTCTTGGCTGGTTCGTCTTCATCGCCGGTCAGGCCGGGCATCGAGATCAGCGGTGCGCTAGTAGCGCGCGCCATGTCGGCATCAAGGCACTGGGCACGCTCACTACGAGCGATCTCGGCGGTCAACCGTTCAATGTCGGCCTCCATCCGCGCATAGGTCTGGTCATCTTCAGCGGACAGGCAGCCGGTGTCGGTATCGCGGCGCTCGTCAAGGAAGGCCTTGGCCTTCTCCCACGTCTCGGCACGCTTGGTGCGCAGGTCAGAAATGGTCATCGTGGACATGAAATGTTCTCCTTCAAAGGGTTAGTGGGCTTGATTAGTCAGGGCGGCATATAGATCAACCACCCGCCGACCAAGATCGAGCGGCTTAGTAGGTGGCGGACTTTGAGATGGCCTCGTATCTGCTAAGTGAGCAACGAGACGCTGCTCGGCTGGCTTGCGGGCATAAACAACCCCGTCAGCAGGGTTGCCAAGCGGGGTACGATTGCCGATCTTCTTGGGCTTGCCTGGAAGGAAAGCCTCGTCTGGCTCATCCGCATCCGGCTCAAGATCCTCGTCCTCGTCGGGATCGGTTATCTTGGTGTTGCGGGTGAGGTATTCGTCTGCGAAGCCCATCGCGATAGCGGCTTTCGCGTCCATCCAGGTTTCGGCATCCATGAGCTTGGCGAGCTTGGCCCGGCTCATGCCGGTCTTGAGTTCGTAGGCGTTGATTATGCTGTCTTTGACAGCAGCGAGCATGTCGATAGCCCGTCCCAGCTCGTCAGCATCACCAACAGCCAGGGTGGCGGGGTTGTGGATCATCAACATCGACACCGGCGACATGGCCACCGTGCTGCCTGCCATCGCAATCACCGACGCCGCAGACGCCGCGATGCCGTCTATATGGACGCGGACGTGGCCTGGGTAGTCGATCAGTATGTTGTAGATCTGCGCGGCAGCCACCACATCCCCGCCAGGGGAATTGATCCACACCGTCACATCCCCACTCCCGGCGTTAAGCTCGGACGCGAACAAAGCTGGGGTTACGTCGTCGTCGAACCAGGATTCTTCGGCAATCACCCCGTTAATACGCAAAACCCGGCCAGTCTCGCTAGCCGGGCCCTCATTGTTGGGGGCAGATGCCTCCCAGTTCCAGAACCGTCTCACCGGCTCCTCCTCTCAACTCTTGTTTCAGGTGCAAGCCCGCCAGACGGCTGTTCATCCTCAGCAGGTGGTGATGACCCCGGCGGTTCTTCGTTGTCGGGTGTCGTGAACGCGTATGCGCCTGCCATAGATAGCGGCAGCATGTTCCCGTTCACCAGATACAAGTCGCCTCCGTCCTCTGGGCTGATCCGGTCGAGGTTTTCCAGGGCGCGGATGTCGTTGGCTGACATCCACCCGTTTTGGCGGGCGACCGCATACCCGTTCATCCGCGACTCATAATCCCCGCGCAGCAGCCCTTCGACATTGAACTTCACAAACACGCGAGGCTTCTCACGGGCATTGAGCAATGTCTTGGTGATGGCCTGTTCCCAGCGGATTACCCACGGGTCAAGGGTGTATTTCACGAACTCGAGGCTCTGCTGCTCAATATTCGAAAACGACGATTTTTCGAGGTCGCCGATCATGTGTGGCGGAATACGGAAGATGCGGGCGATCTCGTTGATCTGAAACTTTCGGGTCTCCAAGAACTGCGCTTGCTCGGGGCTGACGGAGATCGGCGTGTATTTCATGCCTTCTTCCAGCACCGCCACCTTGTTCGAGTTCCTGGCTCCACCGAAGGTCTGCTGCCACGACTCGCGTACCCGGCTGGGATCTTTAATCGTGCCAGGATGCTCCAATACCCCGCCCGGTGCTGCACCGTTGGCGAAGAAGGACGCTCCGTAGTCCTCAGTTGCCTGAGCTAGACCGATCGCGTTTTTGGCCATCGCAATCGGGCTATAGCCCACCAGCCCGTCAAAGCCGAGGCCAGGAATATGGAGCACATCATGTGGCCGTAGAGTCACGGTTTCCCAACGCCCGCCAAGCTCATCCCACGAACGCTGGTACTCGTAATAGAGCCGACCCGATTCGTCCCTACCCACCGTCATCCGGTTCGGCATCAACGGATACAGTGCGATCACCTCGTCGCGTCCATTGCGTAACACTTGGGCAAAGGCATTACCCCACAACAGCAAGTGGGTCATAAGGGTTTCGCGGAACACGAAGCTCGTCATCTCCGGGTTCGGCTCATCATGCAACAACGGATACAACGGGTGATCCAGCGCCTTGACCTTGCCACCCTCGGACGTCTGCTCATACACATGTAGCGGCAACCCAGCGACAGCCTCGGCAAGGATTCGCACACACGAGTAGACGGCAGTCATCTGCATCGCAGAGCGCTCCGTTACCGGACGACCGGATGTGGTGGGGCCGAACAGGAACGAATACTGGCCAGAAAGCTGATGGTTCGAAGCGTGACGGGGTGTGCCGCGTAACCATCCGAAAAACCTCATTAGTTGTCCTCCAAACATGA